ATAGAAGCAAAAAGCAGAAAAACGGATCCGTTTATGGCACTGGTTCATTCAATGTGTATTGAGGATGGATTAAGTACATTAGAAAATACATATTATGATCTGCCTGTAATTACTGGATAGAAAGAAGGTGATAATGAATGAGTTTTATTAGCTGGCTCTCAAAAAAACTTAGTGGTGGACCAGTTCCTTTAAGTGGTAATGACTTTTTAGTGTATGCGGAAGAGTATGCTGCATTAGTAGGAGATATTTATATCAGAGAGATGGCTTTCTGGTCTGCAGTTAATATTATAGCCAATGCAATCAGTAAATGTGAGTTTAAGACTTATATGTATGATAGTAAAGAAAAAAAGGTTGTTGAGAAAAAACTTGCAGAGTATTACAGATGGAATGTAGAACCAAATCGAAATCAAAATTCAAGTGTTTTTCTACACAAGCTGATTGCTCAATTATATCGAAACAACGAATGTCTGGTAATTGAGCAGAATGAACAGCTTCTTGTTGCAGATGATTTTGTAAGGACACCTTACGCACTGTATGATGATACCTTTACTCAGGTTAAGGTAGAAGATTTTACATTTCAAAAAACATTCTATCAAGCGGATGTTTTATATTTTAAATTATCGGAACGAGATATGCGCAAGATTACAGCCGGTCTTTTTGAAAGCTATTCAAAACTGATTTCATATAGCATGAATGCTTACCAAAAATCAAGAGGCACAAAAGGTATCTTTAAGTACAACGCGTTACCTCCAGCTGGATCGAGAGAAGAAGAAATATTTAACTCGATAATCAATGAGAAAATTGGTAAATGGTTGTCAGGAGATAATGCAGCCCTTCCGCTTGGTAATGGGCAGGAGTGGAAAGAACTTGAACATAAAACGTATACGTCCGAAAGTACCAGAGACATTCGTGCACAAATCGATGATGTATGTGATTTTACCGCGAAGGGCTTTGGAATTCCACCAGCTTTATTACGCGGTGATGTTCAAGGAGTTAAGGATGTAGTAGATCAGCTACTTACATTTTGCATTGATCCATTAACGGATATGATTTCGGAAGAAATTAATCGTAAGCGGATTGGAATGCAAGAATATATTAAAGGTACCAAGGTCGTAATTGATACGAAGACCATTAAACATATTGATCTATTAAGTGTTGCAACTGCGATTGATAAATTAATCGGTAGCGGAGTATTTTGCATTAATGATATTCGTAAGGCGGTTGGAGATGAAATCATTGATGAACCTTGGGCATGGCAACATTATATTACAAAAAATTATAGTTCAGTAGATGATCTTGAATCTGCAGAAGGGGGTGAAAACAATGAGAAAGGCAATATGGGAAATAAAGCAGGCGGTACAACCTAATGCAATTGACATGTATATTTATGGCAATGTAGAAGGAGATACCTATGATTGGTGGACAGATGAAAAAATCGAAAGTGAAACATCTGCAAATCATTTCAGAAATGAACTAGCCAAATATCCGAATGCGTCACAAATCAATATATACATTAATTCATACGGTGGAAGTGTTTTTGAGGGTACGGCAATCTATACCCAGTTAAAAAGACACTCAGCTCAGAAGACCGTATATGTAGATGGTTTTGCTTGCAGTGTTGCATCCGTAATTGCCATGGCCGGTGATAAAGTAATTATGCCACCGAATACCATGATGATGATACATAATGCATGGAATATTGTATATGGAAATGCAAGAGAGTTGAGAAAGGCAGCGGATGACCTTGACACAATCATGGAAGGAAATCGCCAAGCTTATCTTGAAAAAGCACAGGGGAAAATCAGTGAAGAACAGCTTATAGAGCTATTAGACAATGAAACCTGGCTTACAGCAAAACAATGCTTTGAATATGGTTTCTGTGATGAAATTGCAGGGCATGAGGCAGATTTAACTCAGGCACAGCAGATGCTTCAAAAGGTTAATAAGACCATCGAGCAGAATATCAAATATAACAAAGCAATTGCTGCACAATTACGAGAAATGGTTGAAACACCAAAAGAATCTATCAATCCACCGGAAACAACTCCAGGAGAGCCAACACCGGAACCAAAACAAAATAAACCTATCAAATTAATGGCGGCTTTGATCCGCTAATTTTTATGTAGAAAAGGAGAAAAGAAGTATGAAAAATCTTGATTTACTCAATCAGCAAAAAGCAGTAATCATGCAGAAATTAAGTCAGGCTATGAAAGATGGTGATGAAGAAGCCTTTGCTCAGGCATGGGGAGAGTTTACAGCCAATCTTCAGGAGGCAGTACTTGCAGAAGCTAAAGGTCTGATCCAGGCAGCCGACAATCAGGTTTTATCCGGTAGGGGAGTCAGAGCTTTAACTTCCGAAGAAAGCAAATACTATCAGTTAGTAATCGATGCAATGAAGTCCAGCAATCCGAAGCAAGCATTAAGTGATGTTGAAGTTGTTCTTCCGAAGACAGTCATTGATGCAGTGTTTGAAGACCTTACAGAAGAGCATCCTCTTCTTGATGCTATTGACTTCCAGAACACCAGTGGACTAATTGAGTACTTAGTCAATGAGGGTGGCGCACAGCTGGCAACATGGAAGGCACTGACCGCAACCATCGTTACCGAACTAACCGCTGGCTTTAAGAAAATTGATCTTGCACATAAGAAATTATCCGCATTTCTTCCGGTTGCAAAGGCAATGCTTGATTTAGGTCCTGCATGGTTAGATCGTTTTGTAAGAGCAGTCCTTGGAGAATCCCTCTACAATGGTCTGGAAGATGGAATTATTGACGGTGATGGACTCCTTGAGCCAATCGGTATGAATAGAAACCTTGCTGGTGCAGTAGATCCTACTACCGGATATCCATTAAAGGTAAAGGTTCCGGTTGCTGATTTTGGCCCTGAGAATTATGGCGGTCTGATTTCGCAGCTGATCAAGGCACCTAATGGATTAGTCAGAAAAGTAAGCGAAGTCATTCTTGTTGTTAATCCGGTGGATTACCTCACGAAGATAATGCCTGCTACTACATCCTTTATTAATGGTGCATGGGTTAGCAATATTTTCCCGTTCCCTACCAAGGTAATTCAGAGTGCAAGAGTAACCGAAGGTTCCGCTATTCTTGGTATCGGTAAAAAGTATTTCATGGGTATTGGTACTCAGAAGTCCGGAAAGATTGAATATGATGACTCTTATCACTTCTTAGAAGATGAGAGAGTATATCTTGTGAAGCTTTACGGTACTGGTAAGCCGGTGGATAACAAGGCATTCTTACACCTTGATATCTCTAAGCTTAAGCCTGCATTTCCTGTTATGCGCACAACAAACTATGTTGATGCATCTCTTAAGAGCATTGTCGTAGCCGGTGGAACGTTAAGCCCTACATTCAAAGAGAACGTAACATATTATGAGGCAGCAGTAGCAGCAGCAGGTGCGTTTACTGCAACCGCAACTGATTCCGATGCAACCATTGCAGTTACACTCAATGGATCTACTGTAACCAATGGTGCAACACTTACCTGGGTTGAAGGTCAGAACGTTGTACTTGTTACTGTAACCAATGTTGATACGGTTAAGACCTATGCAGTAATGGTTACATATACAGCAGCATAATATGACGGTTAAAGCAATCATTGCTTTCCACGATAACAAAGAAGGTGTCACCAGACAGATTGGTGACACCTTTTCTGTATCCGAGGAAAGATATCAACAGCTTGTCTCTTCCAAATTTGGAATATTGGTAGAGAAGGTTGCCGAAGCAGCCGGAAAAGCAATAAGTAAAAAAGCCAAAGAACAAATTATAAAAAAGAAGTAGGTGATCCGTATGGCAGCACTACCAGAAGGGCTACTCGATAGTGTAAGAAACTATCTGGATATTACTTGGAATGATGCGGATACAGATAAAAAGCTGACCGGCATCATCGAAAGAGGTATTAAATACATCAACAGGGTATCCGGAACAGAAAATGATTATACCGTCGAAGATAAACCCAAAGAGCTATTACTTGATTACTGCTTATATGTGAGATCAAATGCATTATCTGTATTTCAAAAGAATTATGAGCCGGAACTATTATCATTGCAGATTGCGCAGGGGGTGAAGAATTATGAAGCCGAAAATCCCATTACAAGTTCAATCGTATAATGATGGAATTGCAAGTATCCAGAAGGTGAAAAACATAGCACCGGAAGGAAGGCTGCCGGTATATATAACGGAACCGAAAGGAAAATTACCATATGAAGAAAGAACGGTAGGAATGGGAAGGTTTTGGACGGCATCACAGGAAAACACCAAAATAGAGCGGTTGCTCCGGTTTCCGCGAAAAGATACGGTGGTTCGTGATGATCAAGTCATACCGACGGATGGAAAGCCTTATACCATTGTACAAGTGCAATATCCACCGGATGTAAGTCCACCAAGCATGGATTTATCGTTAGAGCGAGTGGAGGTGGCTTATGAACCTGTCTGAAGTACAAAACGTTTTTACTCCATTGTTACCAGGTGCCGTATTTCATTTTGAAGCACATAATAAGCCAAACCGCTATATTATATGGGCAGAAGATGGACAGGCAGGTGGCTCTTATGCAGATGATGTTATGCAAGAGCAAGTAATCGAAGGTACCGTTGACCTTTATACAAAAGTGGACTTTGATCCTTTGTTTCAAACAATTCAGAAAGCAATGAACCGCTCTGGAATGACATGGAGATTGAATTCAACGCAGTATGAAGAAAAGACAAAATATATCCACCATGAATGGGTGTGGCAGATCAGCGACGAAGTAGGTGAGAGCTAGTGGCTAGAATGAATATCAGTCCATCTCTTGACAATTATATAAAAGAATTAGAGCGGTTTGCATCCGATGAACCAGAAATTGCAAAGAGGGCAGTCATTGCCGGAGCACAACCGGTTGCAGATGCCATTCGAAGTGGAATGAAATCGCTTCCGGTAGATCATTTTCGTAAGTTAAAAGAGGATGAAACTTTTGAAGTATTATCAAAAGAACAGTTAAAAGATTTAGAAGACAGCATGGGAATTGCACCTGTTTCTGTAGATGATAACGGAAATACGAATACAAAGGTAGGATTTAAAGGATACGGACGCTTTCCTACAAAAACATATCCACAGGGTTTACCAAATGCGTTACTGGCCAGAGCGGTAGAGAGTGGTTCCAGTGTTCGTAAAAAGACACCATTTGTTAGACCAGCCGTTAATAAATCAACGGTAGCAGCCGTTGAGAAAATGGACCAGGTAATTAATGATGCTGTAAAAATTTACGCTTTATAAGGAGGTAAATCAGTAAATGAAATGCAAATTTAAAGTTAAAAACAAGACTGAGTTTGATGATGGCTTAGCAAACGTTCATATGGAGGTAACGCAGGATAATAGCGAAGAGAACAAAGCATTCTTTGCAAATAATCCAAACGGCTATTTTGATGTGATGGGAATTGCACCGGAAGTGGCAAGTCAGTTTGTGGTAGGTGGCGAATATTTTATTGATATTCTGCCAGTAAAATAGAGCCTTAAGAAGAAGGAGGAAACAACATGGCAAAGATAGGATTAAAATATCCGGTATACAAAGGTAGTGTAAATAAGGGTGTGATTGGTAAGGCAATTCAAGCCGATCTTGCAATCCAGGTTAATGAGGTGTATCTGTATGGGGATGATGCAATTGCAGAGTCAGATAAGTCATTCCAGAGCGGTAAGATTACTCTTGGAGTGGATGATCTATCCGATACAATACAGACTGAGTTCCTTGGTCATACCATTGCAGAGAGCGGTGAAATAACAGCGAATGGTACCGACAATAATCCATATGTAGGACTTGGCTTCTATGGAATTAAAAAGGTTAATAACGTGCAGAAATTCAGAGCAATCTGGTTGCCAAAAGTACAGTTTGCAGAGCCAAACGATGCAAACAATACCAAAGGACAGAATATTTCCTTTGCAACACCGACGTTAGAGGGAACCATTATGCTTGATGATAATGGTGACTGGAAGAAGGAACAGACCTTTAACATAGAGGCACAAGCGAAAGCATATTTGCAGGACAAAGCAGGTATTCTTGATAAGTGCACTACTCCAGCTGCTAGCTTAGCAAGCGGTTCCTATACCGCTGCACAGGCGCAGGATATTACACTGACCGCAGGTGCCGGTGAAGCAATTTATTACACCACTAATGGAACTACACCGTCAGCAACGAATGGAACCTTATATTCTACTCCAATTGATGTAACTGCAAGTTTAGCAATCAAAGCAGTAGCAACAAAGAACGGTTCCAATAATTCCGACATTGCTACATACGAGTATATTATTACCGCATAAGAATAATTGAAATGTTAAGAGGGTGGGATTCGTCTCATCCTCTTTTTTGATAGGAGGATTGTATGAGGTATCTGAAACCAAACGGAACGATTGTTATAAGAAAAAAACCTTATGATATCCTTTTTACGCTTGAAGTAATTGATGAACTTCAAGAAATCACAGAAATGCCAATGATTGAACTGCTAGGATGGGCATTAAATAAAAAAAACATGAAAGCAACAATACAAATCGTTCTTAAGGTTTTGCTGAAGGAAGTGCCGGATCTGGAAGATAATAAATTAGAATATTACAGCTATGCGCTGATCAATACATACATGGAACAATTGAAATGCAAAGAAATTGACATTAAAGATAAGCCGAATGTTGAAGTATCAGAGGAGCCACAGAGAATTAACATTGAATATTGGTTTTACATCGGAACCGTGGTTTTAAATCGACCTACGGAGGAGGTTTGGGGAATGACGCTTGGACAGCTAATCACTCTTCGAAATGAACATTATTTATACAATGGATGGTTTAAAGAAGATAAAGAGGTATCCATCGACGAAGCAATTCCTATTTAGGAGGTAATAATATGCCACAAAGCAAAGCAAACATAGGCCCAAGGATAGTACTTGAAGGGGAAAAGGAATATAAGCAGTCAATCACCAGTGTAAATAATAGTATGAAAGTTCTGAAGTCAGAACTAAATGCGGTGAGTGCTGAATTTGATGGAAATGCAAATTCCGTAGAAGCATTAAGGGCAAAAAATGAATTACTACTCCGGCAGCAGACAGAACAGGAGAAGAAGCTTGAATTATTACGTGGTGCGCTGGATGCAGCCAATAATAAGTACGGAGAAGGTTCTGCACAAGTTCAAAAATGGCAGGTTAAGTTAAATGATGCGTATACCGATTTACAGAAGCTAAACAAAGAAATTAACAGTAACTCCAACTATCTTAAAGAAGCTGAAAACTCCACAGATCAGACAGCAAAGTCAATTGATAAGTATGGGAAAGAAGTAAAACAGGCCGGAGATAATAGTGATAAAGCAGGAGGACAGATCAAGAGTGGTTTGGCTGGTCCGGCTATTGTAGCCGGTATTGCAGCTCTTGGTATAGCGGTAGAAAATGTTGCTTCCAAGATGTTTGACCTGGTAAAGAGTTCTGCAGCCTATGCAGATGAAATATTAACCATATCTTCTCAAACTGGGATTGCAACCGATACGCTTCAGGAACTTTATTATATGCAGGAGCTTACGGATGTATCGCTTGAAAACGTCACAAAGACTATGGCGAAGCAGATCAAGTCTATGGCGAGTGCTCAAAAGGGAACTGAGGATTATGTGAACACCTATAATAAATTAGGTATTCAGGTAACCAATGCGGATGGATCTCTACGAAATTCAAATGAAGTGTACTGGGAAGTAATCGATGCTCTTGGTCAGATGTCGAATGAAACAGAGCGTGATGCAAATGCAATGCTTCTACTTGGCAAGTCAGCTCAGGAAGTCAATCCTATGATCGAGATTGGCAGTACTGGAATGAAAAATTTTGCAAAAGAAGCTCAAAACATGGGTTCTGTTCTTTCTAATGATACATTACAGAAACTTGGAGAGACAGATGATGCACTCCAAAGATTATATCGGCAGTTAGAAATATCAAAGCGAGAAGTTGGAGCTGATATTGCTCCGGCTATGACAAAGGCAATCGGCAAGGTAACAGAAAAGATTGATGAAGTTGATGAAAAATTCGCAGGATTTGCAGAAGGTGCCCTTGAAAATGTAGCAGATGGCTTTGCATGGATGATTGATAATGCAGATAAGATTGCAGCCGGTCTTGAAGGTATTGTAGCTGCCATCATAACAAAAAAGGCAGCCGATGGAGTAAATTATGCTGTTACTGCATACAAAACGTTAACGGCTGCTACAACCGCTGCAACCGCTGCACAGACCGGTTTTAATGTTGCATCCAAAGCAAATGTAATTGGTGCCATTGCAAGCCTTGTAATTGGCGCAGGAACGGCATTATATTCCTACTCAAAGAGTGCAAATGCTGCTTCTGAAGAAACAAGAAAGTTAACGGATGAGACATATGATCTGATAGAAAACAGTGAAAAAGTAAGAGATACCGTCCGTGATAACATGGAAGACCGTAAAAAGTCGGCAGAATCGATAGAAGCCGAAGCAAATGCAACACAGACATTGGTAGATAGTTTATATGATCTATCAGAAGAAGAGACAAAAACAATTGGTTCGAAAGAAAAAATGCTTACATTGGTGGAGCAGATCAATCAAGCTATGCCTGACTTAAACCTTACGATTGATGAACAAACCGGATTATTAAGCAAACAGAGAGAAGAAGTTGAAAAACTGGTTCAAGCAAGAATTGAACTTAGCACAGCGGAAGCACTCAAAGGTGAGCTTAGTAAGATAGCCCTTGATAAATACAATCAGGAGCAAGCACTCAATGATCTTCTTGAAGTACAGAAAATTAAAAGGGAAGAGTTAAATCAGTTAGAAAAAGAAGCAGAGATTTCAGCCGGTGGAGGTATATATGATAAACCAACGGCTGCTTCCAGATCCGCAGACATAACCAAGCAAAAAATCAAGGAATTAAATCATGAACTAAATGAAAATGAAAAAAGTATCCGAGCAGCGAAAGAAGCGGTTACAAAACTTGGCTTATCTTATGAAGAAGCATTGGATTACATCGGAGATCATTCGGAAATTGAAAGTGCAACAACAGCCTTGGATGGTTTTCTTAATAAATATAAAGAGACATTAGAAGAGCAGAATGAAGCTTATGCGGATGGACTGGATGATCGTGTGGACTCCATAGATCAATCCTTTGATGCTTCTGAAAAGGCACTGGATAGAAACATACGTACCGAACAAAAGGCTCTTAAAAAGGCACAGGAGCAGCAGATCAAGATAGCAGAAGATGCTTCCGAAGCAGAGATTAAAATATTAGAGGAAGAGCATAAGAAAAAACTTGCTTTAATCGATGAAGAGTATCTGGAGAAGATGAAGCTAGTCGATGAAGATCGATATAAAAAACTGAAGCAGATTCAAGACCAGATTGACGGTATCGATGCACAATCAGAAGCAGAAGAGCGCGCATCGAAGCTAAAGGAAGAATCGGAAACAAGAGCAGAACTAACCGCTAGAATAGCGAGTGCAAAGACAGCAGAGGAACGGTTAGAAGCGCAAAAAGATCTCACTGATTTTGAAGAGGACACTGCAAAAGATCGTTTGAAAATCGAGCGAGAGCTACAGAAGGATATCTTAGAAAATCAGAAAGATACCATTAATGATGAATATGATGCTAAAATCAAGGCTTTGGAAAAGGCACAGAAAGCGGAGGAAGAAAAAGCCAATGCTACCTTTGAAAAAGAAAAAATTGACATTGCAGAACGGTTAGAGACAAAGAAGCAAGAGATAGCAGATATTCAAGATCTTGAAATGCAAGCACTCGATGATAAGCAGGAAGCGCAGAAGGAAGCACTACAAAAACAGAAAGAAAATGCCATACAAAGTGCAAAGGATACTTATGCGGAGGACCTGGCTGAATTCAAGCTAAATAATGCTTTAAAGTATGAAGAAGCCGTTAATAATGAGGAAAAGATCAACAACTATCTTGCTAAGCAGGCGAGAAGTTCCATGCTAAGTTATGATGATCTTTCCACACGGCTAAACAATTCTAGTATCACAAGTTTTGATAAGTTGTATGACACAACAGGGTATTCTTCCAAAAATGCTTCCTTATCCATTGATTATGATCGGTTTGGTGATGCACTCATTGATGCACT